GCCGCGCACCCATCGCAGAGCGGCGGTTTCATCCATGCCGTCGCGAACCAGCCGCGCAACGTGTTCATCAATTTTCCCGCGACCGATGTGCGATGAAGGATTGACGTGCGCGCCGTCACCGTCCGGCAACCAGCCGCCACCGCCCGTCATGGCGCGCAGCGACGCTTCCGCCTGAAGCATAACGTCAACGCCACCATCGGTACGGGTGCATATTATCCGTTCCCGGATCATGTGTTCCCCGCCCATGCGAGATTGAGCGGATTTATGTCCGCCGAACCGATGGTGATATTCCGAGAAAGCGAACGGCACGCGCTAGCGCTCGTCGAAATTTCGTTAGTAATACTGCTGTTCACCGTATTTTGACCCGAATATACCGGCGAGTTGTTTACGTCCTGAAAATTGGTCGTTGTGGTAAATGTATATTCCCCGGTGCCATGATCCGTTGTCCCGGAAATGTTATAGCTCGCCAGAAGCGCGATGGTTCCGGTGCCGTTCAACTTCGCCCATGCGCCGAGGACGCCGGGCGAGTTGCGGATCGAGGCCGCGTCTGGATAGAAGTTCGCCGTCTCGGCTCTAACCTCTGCCGCCGTCGCCTGTTCCACGATGCCCGGCGACGCCGTCGTCGCGCGTTGATTTATCGTCATGACAAAGTAAACGCCGCCGAACAGAACGATGCGGACCATCTCACCGGCGGAAAGCGTGTAGCTCGAAACGAGCGAGCCGAGCCCGTTTATCAGGAGTTCGGTCCCCGTCGACGCGATGACCGAACCCGCAGCACGCGCCAGAACGAAGCTCGCCCACCCGTCCACCAAAGAGGCTGCGGCGGGAAGTGTGCCCGTTCGCGGCGTGGCAGATTCGTTGATGCTCAATTTATTCCGGTCGTTCGCAACGAAGTTCCAGTTCGAGGTGCGGTTCACGCCGACAAGCCGTGAAGTCAGCATGGTCGTCGAATTCACCAGAACAATGTCGCCGGCGAGCAACGCAGAATTCAACTTCGGCCCCGTTACAGCGGTATCCGCCAACTTTGCCGTCGTGATGCTCCCATCCGGGACAACCGTATCCAGAGCGTAAATATTCGTGCCGTCACCAAAGACGATGACGTTCAAGCCCTGCGTCGCGACCACACCCGTTCCAGCCGCCGTCTTTGCCGTCACCGTGAACGCGCCGGATGTGGCGTTTCGGATGATCCACATCTGTCGTGTGGCCGGAAGGATGATCTGGATGTTTGCCGTCAGCGTTCCGGCCAGTGTGATGATTTCCGCCTGAGCCTGCGCTCGCGTCAGCGTTACGTTCGCATTCGTAAGCCCCGTCAGCGCGAGCAATCCGGCCGAAGCAATCGTCCAGTGCGTCGTGACCGTCGGAAGCTCGTCGTTCGCATCGACAAGCGAAATGTACGTGACCCACGGATCAGCAGGGTCGGCGCGATACCTGACGCGCGCTCCGGCACCATACTCGTAAGGGTCGCCGCCATTGTCGGTATCGGTGATGAATTCAGGCGTGCCGACGATCTGATATTGCTGAAGTGCCTCGGTCATGTCACCGAACAGCGCGTTTTGCTTCGTGCGCTCGACGAGCAGCGCGCTCGGGTTTGTGGCCGGGTCGAGCGAATAGTTGACGCCATAGCCGATCTGAAACGAGACCGAGCCGTCGCCGGTTGCATCGTTCGGGATTGGCGTAACGTCGCCACCGCTCGCAAACGGAACTTTGAAAAATTTCTGATCCATGATTAGGCCCCAAAGTTCCCGTTGTCGTAGTTCTGATAATACGGCCCGAACCCGAAGTTGAGCCGCGTCGTGTCGCGATATTCGATACCTACACCCGCAGGGCGCGGGAGAATGTCGTAATTGTCCAGCACGAAACGCAGCGATGCGGGAAGGCTGAAATTGAAGACATAGACGATACGCATGTCCAGCAGGTCCAGAGCATACACCGAACCTTCGTCCCCGAAAAGGGACGCCAAAAATTGATTGGTTTGCGGAAGTGTGCCGCGCGAAACGAGCTGATAATAGCGGAGTCGAAGGACGAGACGCTTTTGATCCTGCGTCAAGTTTATGTCGGACGACGAGCGACTTCCAAAATTCCCGTTATCGAAATTCGCGCCGTAAGGACCAAACCCGAAAACCGCCTTGTCGAGATAGTCCGGCGCGAGCGTTACGGATAGCGGCACGCCGAGAATGATGCTCCACACGGTCAGCCCGAAATCGTTTGCCGTGCGAAGATCGAAGACGTCCGTTATCCAGTTCGACCAGAATTCCGATTGATTTTCAGTGTACCAATCTTGCTTGGATTGCAGAATGGCTTGCAGATTTTCGGCGTCATTATACTGCCACAGGAGCGCGCGGAGAACGTCAACGCTGAAATCTAGTTGCTGGCGACGGTCACTCATAGCACGATCACCGTGATGCCGCCGATCAACAGTGTGGCCTGCTCGAAAATTTCAAGCGGAATTTCCGTCGTCTGATAGACGCCGCTGGCAACTGTCGCGACTTCCATAAGCCGGACGTATGTTCCTTCAATCTCGACATTCACCGCTGAGGCAATCTCGAAAGGCGAGACGCCCGCGCCGACCGTGAAGCCTTCTTCGCCGTCAATATCGCCCGCTGCGTATGCAAGAATGGCTTCCTGCACGGCGAGCGTCGGATTGACGACACCGGAACCGACTCGCACCGTCGCGCGCACAAGAATTGGAACGGGCGTCGGACGGTCGAAATGAACGGGATAGACTTGCCCGCTCGCCGGTTCCGTCACTTCAACCTCAACGTCGCCATTCCAGCCGGCACCCATCGACTTGCCGTTGAGAAGCGTGGTCGCTACGTCAAGGTCCGTTCCGCCGTCGACGCAGGCCCATATGCTATGCGGGATCATTTCCACGCCGTCGATCGTTTCCGTCGTGTTTGCCACGTTCTCGCGAAATTGTAGCGACTTGACGCCCTCAGTGACGTAGAGCGCCGACGTGATGGCTTCGGCGAGCGAGACGCCTTGCAGCGCCAACGTGTTGCGGCGAAGCGCGCGGAACGACTCGTCGGACTGTTCAATCGTGCCGAGCGTGGCCGCCGTCGCGTTCGTGACGGTTTCCCAGCCGAGAATATCCGTGACAATGACTGTCAGCGCGCCAATGGAGGCAGGAATCGGGCCGGTTTCGACGGACTGGAAATCGACCGTTGCCGTACCGCCGACACCGAGCGTCACGGTCGAGACGGACTCGAAAATGTCTCCCGCCACGGTTCGCGCCTGCACGCCCGCCGGGATATTCGTCCCTGCCACACCGGCGAGAGTGACGCCGGGAATGACCGAGGGCGTGGCTGGCGCGGGCGCGAGGCCCGTCAGTGCCGCTATGGCCTGAAGGAAAACGCCGCCCGCGAGGTTCGGGTTAATCTGGTTCGCCAGAGCGGCGTTGTTCCGAACGACTTCCGCGCGCGCGACGGCTTCGGCAGCGATCAGGATGCCTTGCGGCGTCTCGGGCGCGACGGACAGGTCAGCGCCGAACACGCTCCGGTAATTCGCCTCGATCTCGGCGAGAATGTCGGCGGTGTCCGGGACAATGACGCCGGTTTGCGTGACATACTGATAGTCGGTCATGTGTCTATCGTCCCGCTGATTTGCGTCTCGCCGAAAGTCGTGCGGATCGTCGCGGCATAGCGCGCCGTATCGCCGTCACGCTCGATATCGAATATCGTCACGGCTACGACGTTTGCGACGGTGAGAAGCATCCGCCGCCCGTAGGCTTCGAACTGGACGGGATTCCATCGATTCCAGATGGTGCCGAATGTCGGGACGCCGCGCTGCGTCGCGAAAATCATCTCCCCGAGCTGAGCTTTCATGACGTGCTCGCAATCCTGGATGACCGCCGCCAGCCCGCGCGCCACGGCGAGATTGCCGTCGCTGCCGACATAGAGGTCGTTCCTCGAATTGGTCGCGAGACTGGTCATGCGTTAGGTGCCCCGGTACTTCCGGCGCCCGGCTGGACGCCGCCGTGAGTATGCCCTATCCCAGAGATATTGTCAGGTCCGGAAAGCACGTTCGTCGCGCCCGTGACGGTGCCCGTGACCGTCACGTCCCCGGAGAAGGTGGCGAGCGGCGCGTCGATCTCCACGAGCGGGGCGGTGATCTTGACCTTGCCAGCATGGAGCGCCACCCGCACGGCCCCGTCGAGGGACTGCCACACAGCCGCCGCAACGTCCTCGCCCGCCAGCGCGTATTTCCGGGCCGCGTCGGGGACGAACAACCCGTCCTCGAAGCTGTGGAGGCGCTGCGTATTCGGCCCGGCCTCGCGCTCGGCCGCCTGCAGGTAAAGCGAGATATCCCGGTCGCTGGCGATAATCCAGCCCGGATCGCCCGGCAGGACAGGGAACGACAGGACGAAGCCGCCGGCGCCGAAGGCGAATATCGGCACGCGGGCGATTTGGGCGCGGCGCGTCAGGCTCCCGTCCGTTCCGAGAACCATGATTTGCGGCCGCACCGTGGCCCAATCCCGATCCGCGGCGATGACCGTGGCCGGGAGCATCCCGTCCGTCGACTGCATGAGCTTGCGAAATACCTGCCTGAACGTCCCGGCGAGCGAGCCGTCGTTGGCTGGGTCTTTGCTCGGGGCCTGGTTAACCATCGGTGCCCGCCGTCGATTGAGAGTTCCGATTATAGCCGACGCGCTTGGCCTCCGCGACCCAATAGAACGGCACGTCGCGGGACGAAATTACCCACCCCAGCTTATAGATAACGTACTGACCGTTGATCGTGGGATAGATCACGCTGTCGATTTTCAGCGCCCCGCCGAGCTTGGTTTGATTGTCCAGCAGCATCGTCACCTTGACGCCCTGCTCAGTGATTTCCGGAATCCCGATCATGCCGGACTGTTCGTTCAGGATGCGCTGGACGCCCTGTAGCGGGAGGTCGATATCTTTTACGACCAACTCGTTATCGTCGACATAGGCCGACACCGCGCCGACCGAGCCAAGCTTGTCGACCTGCTTCAGCGTCCCGCCCGTGAACGAGTAGTTGGCGATATTCTTGTCCTTCGCCTCGAACCGCAGCGACAAGCCTAGATCGTTCGCCACCTGTTGCGCGAGACGCGAGAGTGAGACGCTGCCCGGCTGTTCGCTCGAAACGATTTGACCTTTCAGGAACTGCCCCGTCTGGCTCTTCAGCGACAAGATGATGTCTGGCGGCTGCGTCGGCTTGCACGCGGTAATATCACCCTCATAGATGATCGACGTTCCGGTCGAGACGCGCCCGGCTTCGAGGATGATTTTTTTCGGCGTGGCATTCTTGTTGAAGGGGCTCGTTTCCGTCAGCAGATAATCGCGGTCGGCTTTGGACAGATTGCCGATGCGGATTTCCGCCTCGTTTTGAATCGGGTTCGCATATTTCGTACCTGCCGACTCGATCCATAGAGGCGACTCAAATACTTTCAACTGACCGTCGATCTCGATTTTCGCGCGGATAATCCGTTCGTCAAGCTGCGTCACGAATCACCTCCAGTTCGGCGGCGCTCGCGTAAAGCAGCGATTGGGATTTCCCAAACTCGCGATAGTCCGGGTACTGACCATTCTCAGTCAGGAATACGAAATTCCCCGCACCGCCCTCAAGGTTACGATAGGGGAGAAGCGGCGTCCCGGCCACACAGCGGGCGCCGGAGACGATGCGGACGCCCGCACGGTCGATATCGACGGACATAACGCCGTTGGTTTCGATGATCCGTATACCGAACAAAACGCCGTCAAGCGTCACGGTGAAGGACTGATTCGGAATGGCGGCGAGCGCGATGGTTTGCATCAGTTCAAAATCCCGAAAAGGACGGAACCCTTCTCCGTATCGGCACCTGTGGCCGCGTCGCCCGATTTCTGGCCGGTTTTGACGGTCGACGAGTCCGACGGATTTGCGACCTTTGCTGCGGGCAACTGCTCGTATTGTGCATCGACGAGGATCACCTGCCGGAGCTTCACCGCGACAGCGATGGTGTCGGACATTTCGGGGTCTTCGTCATGCGGGATTTCATAGATCAGCATGTCCGAATAACTGCCAGTGCGCGTTTGGACCGAAAGGAGCGACGTCGCGAGCCACGCGGAACGGATTTCCTGATAGGTGTCCCAATAGGTGTCGGGCGTCAGGATCAATCCAAGCTCGATTTCCGTCGGCTGAATGACGCGATGATCTGCGATGGTCGCGCCGGACTCGACCGGATGCTCCATGATTTTCGCCGTCTCGCTCACCGTCGCCTTGATCGGGCGAGCCGCCGCGAAAATCTGATTGAACGCCTCGTCGTAGACACCCACGACGTCAACGGCTGCGGACGGAAAAAAATCAAAAATGCTCATTTTTCCACCTTGACGAGGCCGTCAACCCTCGCTATATTCATATTACCGAGACAGACCCATAGGGAGATAGACCAATGAGCGACGCCATTCACGAAAGCCACAAGTTCGCGGAACAATATATCAACGTCAAATATCGGAATGCCGATCCCGTCGTGCTCGCAAACGCGTGCGAAGAATGGTTGATCAAATATGACGAATTTCAAATCAGGCGCGATTTCTCGGGCTCGCGAATGCTCGTCAGTCAACTCGACCTTTTTGACCGGGCCAAAGACCGCGTACACGCCGTCCGTCAGAATTGCCTGAAAATTGCGAACATTCGCGCCTAACACGCTCATCCCGCAGTCCCGTCGTCAAAATGGTCAACCGCCTGGCGCATTTCGTTGCCGAGCGATTGACCTATTGCGGCGCTCACACCCTCAGCATCGGTCGCCTGCGTCTGGACGTTGACCTCGCCAACAGTAACAGTGGTATTCCGATCCCCGCCGCGACGCGACGAAATAGACGTCGACGTCTGACTGGCGATACCCGACGCGCCGGCCGTCGCGAGCGCCACCTGTCCCAACTCGACACCGCCCATGAACGTCGCGCCCAGCGCGCCTTTGACGGCGCCGAAGATGCTCGCGACCTTTTCGATGACGGCGAGCACGCCGTTCCATGTGGCAACGATGCCGTTACCGACAGCATCGAACGCGATACCTACACCTTCGATCCCAGCCTGTAGCACCGGAAAAAACGGAAGGGCTTTTTCGAACGCGGCGGCGATACGCTCGCCGAATTTGCCGAACGCTTCACCGGCATTGGACGTTCGCGAGAAAAGTAAATCAAAAATCGCCCCAGCCACATCCCAAAAGAATTCGAACGCGGCGGCCGCGCTCCGCACGATATCGCCGATGATCGGCCAGCGCGCGGAGAGTTCGCCGATGACGGATTGGTTACCGGCGAGAAAATTCATGGCATCGTCATAGACGATTGCGAAAGCCGCCGCGACGGCAAGCACGACGGCTGCTACGGCGAGATACGGGGCGATCAACGCCCATGTGGCGGCAGCGGCCGCGATGACGGAAGGCGTGTAGACGACGGTCAGGACCGATCCGATAGCGATAAAGAAGCCCTCGATGAACGTTCCATTTTCGCGCATGAACACCGCGACGGCTTCGAAGCCTTGTAGAAACGACGTGAGCGCGGGAAGGATCATCGTGCCGATGGCGACGTAAAGCCCGCGAAAAATTTGACCCGTATCGTCCCATTGGTCATTAAATTTTGCGGCAATTTCCGCTTGCTCTTTCGTAATGACACCGAGCGATTTCTGCCGGTCGACCAAATCCTCGACAGCGCGGCGTCCCGACTGAAGGAGCATGATTGTTCCGGCGTCGAGCCCGAGCTTCTCGCCGAGGCCGGTCGATTCCTGTTTGCTCAGTCCCTCGAAAGCGTCGGCCAGTTCCGGCAACAGGTCCATTACTGGCCGGATTTTTCCCGACGCGTCGGTCATGGAAATGCCGAGCTGATCGAAGAACGGCGCGACGCGCGACGTGCCCTTGGTCGAGAACTCAGCCATGCCGCGATTGAGCGCGCCGAGCGACGATTCAAATCCCGCAGCCGACCCGCCGCTTCGAGCTGCAGCTTGACCCCACGCGTCGAGGTCTTCGACATTCACGCCTAGCGCGTCCGCCGTCTTGCCGAGCGCGTCGGAGAGCTGCGCCTGTGCGAACACGGCGCCCGCGATACGCCCGACGCTAAACGCCGCTGTGGCCGCTATGGCGAACGTCTTGGCGGCGGCGAGGAATGACTTGCCGAGCTTGCCGCTCGTGTCGTTCGCATGCTTCAAATCATCGTCGAGCTTCCGCGTCGCATCTTGCGCTTCCTTCGCACCCTTCTTCACGTCATCTGCGTTGCTCTCAAACAGAATGAGAAAAGTGTCGAGGATGCTCATTTTTTCCGCTTCGCGTGTTCCGTGGCAAGATACTCGTTCATTCGCGGGACGGCGATGGTCTCAAACAGGATGAACGCGTCTTCGAGCGAATAGACGGTTCTCAGTTCCTGGAGCGACGCTTTGCCTTCGGCGATGATTGCGCCGATAAGTCCGTCAACATTCCGATAATCCACTGACGGGCTTTCGCTTCGATACCTGCGAAGAAAGTCGAGGTCTTGCCGTTCGTAAAAAAACTGGTGTTGTACCCCAGCATTTCTACTTCGATTTTCGCCAACGTCTCCCAGTCCGGCACGTGATTGTTGACAAGATCGCGTGTCGTGAGCGCGATAGGCTCGCCGCCGTCGCGCTGAACGGCCACATGCGCCATGAGCTTGAGCATGATCGCTTCGTTCGCAGGATAGTCGCCGACCTTCGGAAGCGCGGTCAGCGGATAATTCGCGACGATCTCGCGGCCTTGAATGGCGGGGAATTTGGACAGGATGTAAGTCCGCGTCTCCCCCGCCATCGTGACAATTTCGACGGGCTTCGGTTCGATCATGATCGGCACTCCCGCGTATGGCTGATCATGCAGGCGCTCCGATGCGATTCTCGAACGCGAAGACGTATGCCTTGGACTTCAGGCGTCCGGCGCTCGCCACGCTCGATCCCGTCGGACCGTCAGTGATCCGTCCCGCCGTCAAGGTGAGCGGCGCGCCGGACGGATAAATCGCCGTCATGGTGATCGTATCCTGCGCGGAAGTCTTGCCACGTCCGACGCGGTTCGCTTCGAGCAGGATCGCCAGATTCCGATCATCGTCCGTGCCCGGAATGACGTTCAGCGTAACGGCGATGGGGTTGGCCTTTGACCACACGACCAGGTCGCCGTTGAGACCCATCGCCTTGTCGGCGATCTGGATGCTCGGAATGTCGAACGGATCGGCGTCGTCGGCGAACTGCGTCACCTGAAAGCCGACCGGAAACGTGGAAGAGGCGACGACATTCACGCGAATGCCAAAGCCCGAAACATCTTGCGTCATGCGTAGCCCCTATCAGATGAGAATATGAGTGCCGTCGACCTTGCGGATCGTATCGTCCTTGGAATAAACGAGCGTATAGACCGCTTTCCATTCCGTCCGGCCGTCCTGCGTCACGTAGGACTCCATGATCACGTCGAGCCAATAGCCGATTGTCTGGACCTGATACCACGCGTCGGGATCGCCGGTGACGTTTTCGATGTAGATTTTCTGCGTGTTGTTGAGCGGCTTGCCGACGCTGATCGTGCCATTGAAAAGCGCCCGGTCGATGACCGACTGAAGCGTCGTCAGAAGCTGCGAGCGGCCCTGCGTATTGGCCGACACTTTCGGCAGCGAGAGAAGCAGCGACATGATCGCCGCAGCCGCCGCGTCCTTCAGCCACTGTTCGTTCGCGTAGACGTTCATGTCGACCGGCGCCGTCGCACCGCCCATCATGACGCCGCGCTGATAGAAGTCGAGGAACTGGCCCGCCGTCTGCGTCCGCCCATAATAGTTGACCCGGAGTTGGTCCAGCGTGTTTGATTCGGTCGTATCGATGACCGAGGGCGAGAGGTCGAATTGCTGAAACATGTAGTTCTGGACGGCGTTGCGGCGCTCGTACCGCGTGGCCGCGAGGATCATCATCGGCACCATTTCGGGGTATTCCGTCGCGAGCGGTGCGAGCGTCAGGCTCGTGCCCGCCTTGCCGATAAGCGCCGCCGACCACGTTGCGGTATTGGCCGCCACGACCGGCGAGCAGAACTGATAGAGGACATTTTGCGATGCGTTCCATGCCGCAGCCTGTTCCGTCTCGTCCAGGCTGAGCGTCGGCATGAACAGGAACGAACCGAAATTGTTGGACGCGTCGGCCGAAGCGGTCAGCGTTTCCGTCACGGTTTCCGCGTCCGCGCCGTCCGAAAGAATCGCGCCGGTCGTCCAGCCGATTGCCGCGAGCGGCGTCTGCGCGCCGTCCGTGACGCTGATCGCTGCCGCGCCAACGTCACCGCCCGTGAAGTTGAACGATCCGCGCACCGCATCGTAAGTGACCGTCGCGGACGTGACCATCGTTCCCGTGCCGGTGCGAATCTTCGTCTGAAGCGCGGCGGCGACATCGGCAAACGAGGCTGCGAGAGACAGGTCGAGCGCGGTGAAGACGTGCGCCGTACCGCCGATGGTGAGGGTGAAGCCGCCGGCCGTCACGGCGTTCAGCGTCGCGAGAAGCTTTGCGTCCGTGTTGCCGTAAATCAGCGGTGCAGTCGCGACATCGGCCCAGCGCGCGAAACCGATACGGTTCGGCTGTGTGATCGACTTCGAAACCCACGAAAAGTAGAACTGCGCGCGGAGGTATTCGTCGCTGGACGTGCCGAAATACTCGCCGACTTCCTCGATGGTGTCGAACTCGATCAGCGAGCCTGTCGGCAGAAGCGGGTTCGTCGTGAAGAGTCGCCCGATCAGGTCGCGAAGGCGAACCGCCGCGCCACCGCCGACACCGGACGTAATGTCGACGTATTTGGTAAATGCGATAGCCATGGAAGCGGCTCCCCTATGAATGGTCAGGCCAGCATATAGCACGGCGCGGGACTAGGAAAGCGCAAACAAAACGGGCCGTCCGGCGGGGAGGAGGATACGCCGGACGGCCCGTTCCGTGGAGGCCCTGGAGGAAACAACCCATCGGAGGTCTAGAGTATGGCGCGAGCGGCGGGGCTTGTCAACTGACCGGGATGGGGGAGCTTATTTCATTCTCCGCGAGATCGGCCTTGCAGGGCCGTCAGGAGCTGCAACTCCTGTAGAAATAAGCTCGCCAATCACGGCTGCTGGCTAGGGGTCCGTCGCCAACCGCTAAAACCTCAAGTGACCCCGTTTCCACAACTCTTATCTCACACTATGACGCCCGTGTCAAACCCGATGAATACCGAGCTCGTATGTCTCGACGGCGGGCGAGGTCGTAATGGTAATTTCGGTCCATTGAACCGTGAAATCGAAGGACGGGGATGCCTGAAACTGGTCCCGGTCATTCTGGAATTTTGGGTTCCGGATTTCCTGCACGCGGAGAACGGCCACACCCGCCGCCTTGAGCGCCGCGCGCGTGGCGTCGCTCTGCATGATCGATGATATCCGCCGCACGAGATCGCCCGCCGTGAGCTGAAGCGGGACGTTCGGGTCTTGCGTCCAGAGCGCATCGACCTGGAATGTCGATTCCATGACCTGGGTCTCGGTATGGATCATCGTCGAGGTGCCCGCGTCCCATTGATCGTCGCGGCGAAGATAGCCGTACCGCTTGTCGAAAAGGCGCTGAAGGAGATAGACCGGGCCGTCCGGGACGCCTTGCTGTGTCGGCTGGTACGATTGCTTTCCGGCGACCGTTTCCATCCCTGTCGTGGCTGTGACCGCAGGCGTGATGATCCCGAATAGCAGCGCGAAGAGCGCGTTCTCGTTCATGACGCGGCTCCCACGTCGACGCAAAGCGCGCCGGTCCACCCGTCGATTGCGTGCCAGTCCGTCTCGCTCTCGATTTGAAAGCGCCGCCCATTCCAGTCGATTTGATCGCTGCCGGCACCGCGCGCGATATCGAGCACGCCCGTCACGGTGTAGAGCGTCACGTAATTTTTCTGGAAGTCCAGCCCCAGCCGCTCATACATCGAGCGCGGCACGGGCTGGACGCTTCCCTTGATCGCCACGGGTGCCGCGTAGGTCGACACGTCGAACCCCGCCGCGTTCGTCGAGCGCGACAGATATTGACGATACGAGACGCTTTGGAGGCGGATCAGGCGTGCGGCGCGCGTGAGAAGATTTGAGCCCGGAACGGTCATTATGAATCCTCAACCACATGAGTAAGAGTCACGAGCAAATATCCAGTATCTACGAGGGGTTTGTTTTCCGGCGCGCTCGTATCCCCCGGCGTAAAGAACGCCGATTGCGAGGCTTTAACGGCCTCACCTACCGAACGGCCCGTGACCTTCATTTCAGGATTTGCGCGACGTTGACGACGCAATTCAATCGTCACCTGACTGAGCGGTGGGCTCTGGACCGTGGAGATGCGCTTATACATATCTCCAAATGCGGCGAGCCCGATCATTTCCATTACCGTCCCTGCCGTCGCCCTGCCCGCAAGAATTTCCTTGGCGCCCTGTTTGGCCACACCAGCCCATTCCTTACGCTTTGCATCCGCCGTCTCGCGCATTCCGAGACGTGGTGGGATGGATTTATAGCCGTATTCATGAATGGCCGCCACGTAAGCCGCCCGCGTCCCGTCGGGATACTTGGCCGTTTCAAACCATCCGACCTTACCGACCTTGCCGTCCAGCGCCTCAAGCGCGACGCGCAATTTCTCTGCGCCAGGTCCGGGCTTGCGGACAACGCGCGCCATTACGGCACGAACGCGCCGCCGATGCGGCGGAACGCCCCCAGCTCACCCATACCACCGGCATAGAAGCCACCCGCCGTGTTGGCCTGCAACAGCGCGAGAAGTTGCGCGCCGTAGGGCGTCTGGGAGAGCCAGAATTGCCACTGGTTTTTCACCGGCGGCGGCATCATCTGCACGCTGATTTTGTCAATCGTGGCGCTCGTTTCGATGCCCGGCGTCTCGCCCGCGGCGATGATCGCGAAGAGCGCAGCAAGATGCGCCGTCATGAGGTTCAACGCGAGAACCCGCGCGCCGTCCCGCAGCATGAGGCATCCTGAATTTTGATCGGAAATGTAGCTTGTGGCCGCGTCCCAATAACCCTGAAGCGTGGCGTCGGGATACGTCGTCGCGTTCGAAAACGCCGGGTACGCCGCGCGAAAGGCCGTCACGTCGAATGTGATAGTCGTCATGACGGCCCTCGTGTCGCGTTACTTCTTCGCAGCCTTCGCCGGTGCCTCGACCGGAGGCTTCTCGAAATCGGCGGGCGTCAGCGGAGCGGACTTGTCCCGCGATTCCATATCGGCGGCGACCGCCTCGGGATCGTGGTTCTTGTCGCTGATCTTGACGAAGCCTGCCTCCATGTGACGGAGAAAATGCTTGTCAGCCATGAGATACTCGGCCTCTTCGTCCGACACCTTGGTCATGACACCGATTGGCGTCATGAAATTCGCGTTCATGACGTTCGAGCCGCCGCGAATGACGATGCGGCGTTCGATCGTCGGAAGCGATCCTTTCGGCGCCTTCGAATACCCGCCATAGGCGAAATTGGTCGAGCTTGTGGAATAGACATACTTCATGGCGATCAGTTCCCCGTGCGGCGGACAACGGCGTAGGGGCGCTTGAGAAGCACACCGGCCGTCGCGTTGGAATAGTCCTCTTCGTAGGCTTTCGTGAGCTGCTGCACGCCGATCAGGCGGAACTTCGCCGGAACGACCTGCGCCCAGGTCCGCCCATCGTCGGTCGAATTACCCGGCACGGATTCGGCGAACATGACTGCGACATTATCGCCGCTCACAGCATCGTCGAGTTCCGGCGCCGATACCACACGCACGCGCGGGTAGGCGTCCTTGAGCCATTCCCGAACGCTGATGCCGAAGTCGGAGGTCGTCGAGAGGTAGTCGACCGAAGTCGTTGCGAGCGCGAGCGTGATATTCGTCGTCTCGGGATCGATCGTGTCCTGCGACTGCGCACGCAGCGCCGAAATCATGAGCCGGATATCGAGGCAGATTTCGAGGAACGTCTTCGTCGACCACGCCGGGCTGGCCGATGCACCATCCGGGAAAGCCGACGCGGCGGGCAGGTTCGGGTCGTTCAGGAAACCGTAGGTCCGCCCGAGGCCGCCATTGTAGCCGTAAAACCCGACGCGATTGCGCTGGATTTCCAGGGCTTCCGTGGCCGACGCGCGCTTGCTCTCGGCGCTGTTGACGCGGATGCGCGACGCCCGCGCCTCTTCGAGAACGCCCGCGCGCAGGCCCTCTTCGAAGCGAACGACCGTCCGGCGCTCGAAATTCACGTTCCAGCTCGAAAGCGGGACGTTCGTGTAGTCGCCGTAAGGAAGCGACGTGCCAAGCATTTCGAGAATGCCCTGCACGATTTCCTCGTCCTCCCACGCGCCGGCCGTCACGATGCCGACGATCTCGTCGATCTTGCGGGCGGCGGTAATGACGTTGACGTAGCCCGGGAGCCAATTCTGGAGGAACTGGATCGGCGTCGCGATGGAGGCGGTCGTGACGGACGGTTGGAGGTCCGCGTCCATCGCATACGCCATCATCTTCTCGACATTGCGCGGCGTCAGGCCGGAAATGCCGAAAGCGGGAAGGGCCGCGAGAATGTCGGCGGTATCTTCCGCCTTGAACTGAGAGCGGCGAACGTCGCGCGGCCCAAAGTAAGCGTGTTCAACAGTGGGGTTCATGACGTGCCTCAATCGGTGAGTTTGATGACGGCCAGACCGGCTTCGGTCAGGTTGTAGCGGGTGACGACTGCGTTCGGGATCGCCACGTTGCCGGACGCCGGAACGCTCTGCGACGTGATGAGCGCCGACGCCGCCGTCTGCGAAACGCTGATCGTGTAGGTGCCCGTGCCGCCCGTGCCCGTGCCGAGCGCAGTGATCCGCGTGCCCGGCACGATATTCTCGCCGGACAGGATCATGCCGACGGCAATCGGCGCCGATCCGGCAGTAACGGCCGTCACGGTCAGCGTCGTGGTGGACGCCTCACCCGTGAAACTCACGAGATTGGGACGCGTCACGAGAACGCCCGTGGCCGCCACGTAATCGACCGCATCGCCGATATTGGCCGCCGCGCCGAGCGCGACGATCATTTCGCCCATCGTGACGAATTCACCCTGCGCGTACTGCGGAAGGTCGAGCGTCGGGGCGAGCGTGCCAGACGAAGAGCCGAGCGAGGGGTAGACCTTCGGGTTGGCAAGAATGCCGTAGAAGACGCCCATGCCGCCAACGGTGCAATGACCATCGGCCGCGGCGACCTGGGTGAAGGCGCGGCCGACACGATTGAACGCCGGAGTCGTGCCTGCCGAGTCGATGATGCCCGGCTGCGCGCGGAGCGGGCCGTCGAGGAACAGTTCGCCGACGACGCCAAAGCCCTGTTCGAGAGAAACGCTGGACTGAAACGTCATGTTCAGGCCCCCTTCTTGCTGAAGAATTCAGCGACCGCGCCACCCGGCGCCTTCGCATCCATCGTGAACGTCGCCGCAGCGGCGGGTGCCGGGCGATTGTGAAAGAAGCCGTCGAGCGCGGCGAGTTCGGCGCCGGCGGCAGGCTTCAGCCCGAGCTTCTCGGTGCCGTACTTGGCGACGGCGGCGAGCGTCATTTCGGAATGATCGAATGTGCCGATGAACGGCGTCAGGCGCGCGGCGAGCTTGTCTCGGCTGGCGACCTCGGCCATCACATCCTTCATATCGAACGTGCCGACCGCCTTCAGCTTCTCTTCGGCGCGCTTCATCCGAGCATCCATCGCGGCGAGCTTCGGGTCTTCCTCGTCGACGACGGGCTCTTCCGCGGCAGGCGCGGCGGGATCGGCATCCGCAGCAGGCTCGTCGCCGTCGGGTTCTTCATGCTTCTTACCGCCCGCCGTCAGCAGTTCCTTGATTTCAAGGAGCAGCGGCATGGCAGCTTTGAAGTCTGCCAGCGTCATTTCGCCTTCGGCGTCTTCGGTTTTATTTTCAGGTTCCATTTCGATATCCTTCGCATCGAACGAAAATTTCATGTGGTCGAGAACTGCCACACCCGGACCCATCCGGCCTTCCTTCACAAGCGCGAGGTGATTTCCGCGAATGTGACGTTGGATGACGTCGTAAGGTTGCCCCTCGAAAACGCCAGCCGTGAAATCATACACGCAGCGGAACCCGAGCGATAGTTCCTTTTTTCCGGCCTCGATCAGGTCGGCCAGGCGCTCGCTGAATACCTTCAGATTGCCCCAGAGCGTCCGATCCGCGTAGTAGACTTCCTCGCCTACCACGCCGTGGATTCCCTTTTGTTCTCCGGGAATTAGCGACGGATCGTCCGCCGGATCGCCGAGCATCGCATGATCGTCGGTCCACGGCAGGAGCTTGAACGACTCGACCGTCTCCGGCGACGCCAATTCCTCTTCCGGACGGTAGACCATGTAGATGCGGTCGGGCTCCGGCGCGCCGATACTCGATCCGAGGTACGGAAAAACCCCGACCTTGGAAAGCGGATTGTCGCGCACCGAGAACCATCCGTTCACGTCGATTTTTCGGGCGCTCATTCTGCGGAACCCTCTTCAAATTCAATGACCGGCCTCATGACGCAGCGGCAGTTCACCAGCTGGCCCGGAATACCACGCTCGCCGGTATTTTCGTCGATAACGGGCAAATCGTCAAACGAGTAGATGTTCCCGCTCATGCGCTGATGTAGCTCGCGCGGGTGTTGTCCGCCTCCGGAATGGACCCACTCGAATTTCTTGATGCCTACCGCTTCCATCCGCCCGCGATTCAAACCGTTATAGGCTTTGCGCGTTTGATCGAGCGCGATATTCTTCGCGCGACGATGCGTGATGCCCTCTTGCTCTTCGAAAAATGGCACGAGGTCTTGCAGGCCGTTGCCGTCCATGATCGAGCGCATGACTGCGCCCTGGACCTTGACCATGTATTCGGACGCGATGGACTTGATGAGCGAGACGTTGTTCGCGATTGCGGCGTTCATAAATTCGCGCATTTGCGGCGTGATCGCGCTCGTCTTGAGTGACAAGCCGCCCGACAGTTCCTTCAGGCTCATGTGTGCGGCCGACGCGCTCGCCTTGTCCGCCTGCCCGACCATCTTTTCGGCGAGCGGCTTGGCGTTCCGCGCGAACAGTTGCTCGAAGCGTTTCTTCAGCGCGTTCGTCAGGATGCGCGCCTGAGACGACGGGCTCGCATCCATCCCGACACCCTTCGCCGCGCCCTTGCGGAACAGCGCCTCGATTTCTTTCCGCACCGTCCCGGTCATTTCGCGCGCCAGCCGCTCGAGCGCCGCGGCGTATCGGGCTTCCACACCGGCAGGATCAGCGAGCGGCGTCCCGCGCATGGCGCCGTTGAACTTGAACCGCGAGGCCCACGCTTTCTTGCGCGCCGTGACGAGGGGTTTACGCATCGTCCAGCGGCTCGATGGGCTCGTCGCTCATGCCGGTATAGCCGCTATCGGGATCGGCGATGAGACGACGGCGGATATCCGTGCCGTCGATCGCTCCGGTTTGTGCGAGCGCGAGGTCGGACTGCGCGTTCTTGAAATTCCGTTCCGCCAGTTCTTCGGCCGTCGCGCTATCGAGCGGATTGAACGCAACTTCCGTCGTGAATTTAGGAGCGTCGGGAAATTTCGCGCGCACGTCGGAACGGATGACAAGCTCATGGTGACGGTTGATGAGCGGCGCGAGATCGTGCTCTTGGACGGATTCGAGCATTTCATGATAGCTCGCCTCTTCATACTCGCCCGTAGAATTGAATCCCTTGGGCTGAACGCCAAGCAGCTTTGTGGCCGGGACTTCCGCGATGGATGCGACGAGCTGATATTGCGTCATGATGAGTGCGTCCATATCCGTCAGCGACGTGTCGAGCTGGGATATGGTCTCTTCGAGCCCTGCGACCTTGATACCGTAATTATCTCGATAGGCTGCCCATTCCCGAAGACGATCTTCGAACGAAGCTTGGTTTCCTGCGGCTTGAGACAGATCAACGTTCATGATCGTCGTGCGCTTGGACATCGCGAGCATCGGCGCTTCGTTCGCCGTGCGCTCGGCGGCATAGACGCGCTCGTAGATGTGCTGAGTCAGCGGGATGCCGCCGTAAAAGTAAGTCGGCTTCAACACGTCCGGCAATTCGCAGGTCCGAATGACGATCAGGTGTGAGCGGTGATAGCGTCGACCATTCACGCGCCAATAGGTCGGCTCGTAGAAATGGATTCCCGCCGGATCGGTCGCGGCGGTTTCGTCGAGTTCCGGCGTGATCCAGTACGGGTCGACCTGGGAAATACCGCGATACGATCCGGGCGTCACGCCATCGAGGTTGAACGGCGCCTCGTAATCCACCCCGTCGATCTTGAAAATCGCGATGCGAATCCCGAACACGCGACACATGCGCACGAGTTCGACGCAGTTCTTGACAAGCCCGTATTTGCGGTCGCGCTTGCGCATGAAGTCGAGAATTTCCGGCGCGACCTCCACGCCATCGTTAACGGTGATCTCGTAGCCGTTGCGGATCGCGTCCTTCGCAGGCATCGTGCAGGCTTTATCGACCATCCACTGTTGCGCCAGGATCGCGCACATCTGATAGCCGATGAACGATTGCGAGGCGTACCACGATATGAGCGCGTCGGGTACCGTGTACGGACTATTGAGCGCGAAGCCGCCCTTCAGCGTCGGTATGTTGACGTTCGAGTCCATCGCCGCGCCGGGCGTCGCCACGGGCTTGAAGTCGGTATTCGTGCGCTGAAAAATCGCCGACGTCCAATCCTCGCGCGAGCGCGGCGCAAGCGACACGTCCGTCGTGAATATCCCGGCCGAAGGTGCGCGCGGTGCGTCGGGGGCGGCACGGCGATTGAACGGCCACATGTTCATACTCCCCAGAGTTGCAGCCGTGGGATCGGGTCGTTGAACGGTGTGCCCAGACTGAAATTGGAGCCGATCCGCGCTTCGGCCAGCGCCGGGAGCGCCGTCGCATCGGCGTTCGCATCGCCCGCCACGCCGTCAACCGTGAGCACGTTCGCGCCGGGCTTGAACGTGACCTCGATATTGCGCGGCCCCGTCGCGCCGATGACGCCGGATTGTATGGTCCACACATCCGCGCCCGCTTTGCGCATCCGCGCCTTCACCCGGTTGTCCGTGTCGAGGAACACATGCGCGAGATTGTCGGCATCCGTTCCATGCGCGGTAATGGTACGCGCCACCGGGTTGGAGAGCCGGGTGATGTCCACAATCGGGGCCACCGTGAAGCCGCTGCCAAACCCGAACGCCGCTGCCTTCGTCGCGAAATCCGGGATCGTGAGATCGTCCGCGAGGCGTGTCGCGGCAGCACCCGAAGTGGCGATGGGCGGCGGCAGAAACCGGCTCTCGACAAGCTGCATCCCGAACAGCCAGAGACGCCCGGAAAACGGAATCTGAGGACGAAACTTCGCCGTCGCATCGGGCGTCCAGTTCTCGGCTTTGATGTAGGAGTATTCCACGCCAGGGATTTTTATGACCACCCCGTAAGAGGTGAAGCCCACCATGCGCAAGGTGGCATCGACAGTGTCGTTTCGGACCCACGCGCCCCAGCTGTGAGGGTTCGTGTTGCCGACTGCGTTGTTAAATATGAAGTAGCCGCTGCCCACTGTATCCCCTGTCATATCGACAGAAAATACGTTGCCGTTGGAAATAGCGCCCGCGCTGCTCGCGGCAACTTTGGCTGCGTCCGCGACGATGCCGAACTGACCGAGCGAACCGCCGCCCCCATGAGCGGCAATAGTGCCCGGCACGGCAAGCGCGTTGAACGCTGTTGCATTTGTCGGCGTCACAAGCGACGGCGCAAAATTATAGGCCGCGTTCTTGTTCGTGAACTGCCCGCCAGCATAAAGCCCGCGGTCCGTGATCGCCGGGACGTTCGGGCCGAAGAGTTCGTAGACGCCAGCCGTATTGTCGAACGACGCATCGGAATTGCGCGCATCGGCGAGCAGCGCGCCTTGTGAGACAAGCCCGGAGCCGAGCCAATACTGGCCGAGATCGAACCCATGCGCCATGCCGCGCCCGGGCACGTTGGGGTTGAGCCAAGAGGGCAACACACGTCGCGGCCCGAGCAGCAACGAATCGAACCCCGCCGCTTTCGCCGAGGTGATATCGACGTATTTCGACAACATCACCATCGATGCGGCCCCCAACAAAATTTCCCGCCTGTTCACGGCTTCACGATCCCTTGAAGGTTTATCTTGTAGCCGGTCGTGGAGGCAGGTGTAACCGCCGCGCCCGCGACGATGCAGACGTAGAGTGGCGCGCTCTCGAAATCCGAAATGAGGAACGTGTTGGCCGCAAAGGATCGAGTGTCGAAAGCGCCGGGTGAGACGGGCACGAGCGAGAACGGCGCGGCAATCAGCGCCGGGCGATCCGTCTCGCTCGCGACGAACGGGGCGTTATTCGTGCAGGTCGTCGCGGTCGGCTCGGCCTCCCAGATGTAGAACCATAGCGGCACGGTGAGACCCGACGCGCTGGACGCGAAAACCGATTGGAGCTGACCGGACGAACCGAACGCGACGGTCTGAAGCCCGCCGAGCGCATCGCCCGCCGCGTAGGCTCCGGCGTCGACCGTCGGCACGAGCGAGACGTTCAGGAAATCGAGCGGCGTCGTATTCACGACAATCTGCGCGCTGGACGCCGCGTCCGAAGCCTGTCCGACCTGAGGATGCCCGTAGCCCGTCTCGATATGGAGCGTCGTCGCGCCCGTGGCCGTGATTGCCGCGAGGTGGGTCCACTGAGAATTGATCGGCTTGAGGTTGTAGGCGGCGCAATTTCCAGCCTGAAGCAACGTGCCCGTCGCCTCGGTCGCCTCGACCGCCGCGCTCGCCCCGAACGTCAGATAGGCGTCGTCCGCGCCGCGATTGCACACCATGGCCGTCGGTCCGACCGTCGGAAGCGCGACGTTATCGGACGTGTCCGTGACGGCGAGGGAGGTCGAGCCCTGCATCGACCAATTTGCGAAAAACTGCGTTCCGCCCGTGTTGACCTGGGCGGTGGCCGGCGCCACAAGCGCGGCGAGCGCCAGGACAGCGGCGACGATGAAACGTGACATTTTCGGCGATCTCCCGCGATTGTTGCGGGCTCACGATACACGGGAGAGCGCGAGGCGTCTATAGGGCCCTGAGCCGCGCCATCGCCGCGTCGAGGGCGTTGGGGGCTGCCACACGGCGCACGGGCTGCTTCACCTCGATCCCGTGATTTGCCCCGCCGCATGAACATTGGCAAGTCAGCCGTTCGCCCGTGGCGCGTCGGCACCGCGCGTCGCAAGCGTGAAGCGAGGGGTTTTCGGCGTACCGGACGCGGCGGGCGCCCGGATGGTGACGGTCGACCTCGACGGTCCCGGCGAAAAATTTAATCACACGAGCCCCTTCTCGATGGCAAGCCATTCGGGCATCGTCACTTCCGCCACACCTGCCGATTTCATCAACACCTCAACCTGCGATAACGGTATCCAGACCGCTCGCTTTTCATCGCCGTCATCGGATGCGAGAATCGCTCGTTCGGTTCGATGATGAATTTGCATCGCCACGTCGATCAGGTCCGACTTCATTTTTCCAAACCCCCTTCGGGTGATTTTCCATCGTGACTCCCGTCGTCCCGAACGCGTCGAAATGCGACCATGGGTCGGCCCGATAAGCCGCCTCCCGCGCAAGAGAGACCGCCGCGAGCGCATCATCGTGACGGTCGAACGGGCCGAGCAGATATGCCACGCGCGTGTCGCGAATCATCGTAACGTAGAATTTTCGAGTCATATCTCACCAGATAACATTTCGGCCGGAATCGTCACTTTGAGCTTCGGTGGATACATTACGTCCCAAACGGCCCTCATCACTTTCTCGCCGACATCGCGATCATTTTCGTTCCACATCGTGCGCCCGGCGTTACGCATGGAACGATTTGCAGCTTCCGTCGCGGCAGCGAAAGCGATCTGAAAATCAAGAGCGACCTGCGTCATTTTCCCAAAACTCCCATCGGTTCGAACCACAATTTATCGAGCGTGTCGCAAGCGACCTGAAAATCGTCTTCGTCCCACGCCGTGCGGCAGGCCTCGCGCATGTGCCTGTTGGCGGCATCCGTCGCGGCGGCGCGGGCTATCTCATAGGTGAGGGTTACGCTTGTCATATCAACACCTTCCCACAAGTTTGACGCACCTGTCAAGCGTCACGAGAAGAAGCCTGCGGGCTTTCGTTTGATGAGCGGATTGATCGCATAGCGAAGCGCGTCCCACCCGTGGTTGTGCTTGTCGACGATGATCGGCAGGATTTCATCGTTTCGTTTGTCGACCTTGTAGCTGTAGAGCCGCGCCTCGCGCGCAAGATTCGTGCATCGCTCATGGATGACAATTTTGCGGAAACCCTTCAGCCGAGCAATCCCGTCCTCGACCGAGCCGCTCCATTTTTCGACGGCCTCGATTTTCGGATAGCCGTTCCGCTTCATGTAGCTGATCGTCTCGGGCCTCGCGCTATCAGCGCGGACGGTCCAATCCCGCGCGCCCGGCACGGTATCGAACAGGCGCGGCGTATCGTCGATCTCGACGCCGTGGCCGAACGCCTCGTAGTCGACGAACAGACAATCGTCTTTCTCGAATGCGCGAATAAGCGCGGACGGGTCTTGTGCGAAGCCCCAATCGGCGCCGTAGTAAAATCGCACGTCGGCGGGCGTCTCGAATGCGCGAACTTCAACCTTCTTTGAGAAAATGATCGCATCCGAAATCGTGAGATATTCACCTTCCCAGATATGCCCGTATTCGTCGGGATTGATGCGCTGATCGGTTCGGCGCTCTTCCTCCAGTTCGTCGGGGAACCACGGGTTGTCGCGCCAGTTAGCCTCCACGACGATTGAATTCGTCAGCCGACGCTCGCCGCGAAGCAGCGCATCGACCGGATCATCCGCGCTGTCAGGGTTCCATGTAAACCACAATTCGGAACGCGGTTTTCGGATCGTTGGACGCAGCAGCCGCAAGCTGCGTTGCGACAGGGCCTGCGCCTCTTCGACCCACGCAACGTCGTAGCCTTCGAGCGACTTGATCGATTCCGCAGTGTGATTTTGCATACCCTGGAAAATGACAATTCCGTCGCCCGGCGTCTCGATATGTTTGTCCAATACACGGAATTTTTTACCGAGATCATACTGCCCGATCTTGTCCTCGATCAGTCGCTTGACGGATTGTTCCAATGATTTTTGAACTTCGCGAATGCACACCGCGCGCGTACCGGGTCGGAGGATGGCCCGTTCGACAAGCATTTCGGCAAAGAAATGCGACTTGCCCGAACCGCGCCCGCCGTAAGCCCCCTTGTAGCGCGCATCATCGAGAAGCGGCAGGAACTTTCGGGGCGTCGGAATTTCGAGGGTCGACAATTGTACGTTTGACATGCTCGATGACCACCGGATTCCCGTTCGCGTCGCCCGGCATACGATCATTGAACATGCCGAGGTGCCGCGCGATGTTCGCCAGCGCTGCATCCTGGTCGCGCATGACGATCTCGACGCCGCTGCGGGTTTTCTTCACGCCAGCATAGAGGTGCCGCGCATTGCCCTTCAGATAGCGCGTGTCGTGAATGAACACGTCCGTTATGCCTTCGCCCGTACATTGCGGACATTCCGCGTGCGGAGCATTGTTGAGACGAAAGCCAAAGCCGCCTGCCATATCGGGCGGCGATTTGCCGGTATCGAGCGCCCTTGCGACAGCGAGCGCCCATTCGTTTTCGTCGATCCATTGAAACGCATGATCGATGCCGTGACAATTTCGGCAGCAAATCTTCCGTGCGCTGATGATATCGTTCGGATCAGCCGTCGCAATTTTCCACCATTGCTCAAGAACCATCTGTACCGTGACGATTGACGTCGCGGCCGCTGCGTCCTCCATGGTTTTGATGATCGACGCGACGCGAACATCGGCCCGCAGCCGAGCAGCGAGCGTCGAAATCGACGAATCCGTAGATTTTGAAACGTCATAGACACGCCGATACGCTTCGTTCTGATCCTTCAGTTCGAAGCATAGTCTCGCAAATTCCTTCATTTTTTGCGTTGGCGCTTGCATGACCCTGAATATCGGCCACACCGCCGCCGTTTGTCAATCCCCCATAATAAACTGAACGTTTCAATCTACGCACAATACGCACAAGATACGCACTATTTACCCACTATAGCGGGCGTATAATTTTATACAATAATATCAATACCTTAACTACTATATCCCCATTTCTACCCTCAAGAAGTCTAAAATTTAAAAGAGAGAAGTATGATAATGTACGTAATATATTATATATCCTATCATACTTTAGCCCTGTAGGGTTGACGGAATGCTGCGTATCCTGTACAGGTAGCTAAGTTATTGAAATAGGCTCATACGCATATGCAACTGCACAAAACGGGGATAGTGGGTAAATGGCTCGAAAAGGGATAGATCACGGGCGAACTCGGCTCATGACGCTCGCTCGCCGAGTTCACAAAGATGATATTTTGTCAGTCATCGATTTTTTGGAGGCGATGGACGCCGCCCGACCGGCTAGCGAGAGCGTCGTAAAATTGCGCAGGCTGCTCAAATTTCACTGGGATGAGGTGATGAAGGCGCAGCGCGAGCGCAACATTCCAGCGGTCAACCGTCACATGAAACAGGTGCGCGAGATCGACGCCCGCATTCAGCGTCACAAGCGCGTCGGCCCGAACCCCGGCGAGCGGCTGCCATGACCGGGCGCCCCATCCACACCCGCCAGACGGCCCGCGCCGCAGGGCTCTTCAAATACTATTCGGGCGCACCATGCCGGAACGGCCACGACACGCTGCGTTACACGGCGTCGGGCGCGTGCATCGCCTGTGTGGCTGCCCAGGTCCGCCGTCGACGCCGATACGATCAGGGGAGCGCCGTCGTGATTCTGCGCGTGAAACGCGAGCACGTCGATTTACTGAAGGATTTCGCCGCCGCGCTTGACGCGCCCGTCAATGAGACGTAGGGTGACGGTCTCAACTCAATTGGAGACTCAATAAATGACCGTTCGACTCGTTCCTAAAAACATGACCGGGCGCTTTGCTGATCTCGCATCCGAAGCAGCTTCGCGTGTCGCCGACGAGGGTGCTTCGCCTCGCGCTCAAATCGACGCCGCTCGTGAGGCAACCGGGCAACGTCTCGTCTACTCCCCGCACCAAGGTGCGAAGGAACGTGCTCGCCGTTTGAAGCGGCGCTAGGCACCCCTCAACTCAACCCAACCGGAGGAATCAAAATGCAACATACCAATCCCGACGGAGCCGTCGTAAACGTCAGGCTCGGCAACCGCGTCAGGCTCGGCAACCGCGTCAGGCTCGGCCACTACGTCACGCTCGGCCACGACGTCACGCTCGGCGATGGCGTCACGCTCGGCCACGACGTCACGCTCGGCAACCGCGTCACGCTCGGCGATGGCGTCACGCTCGGCAATGGCGTCAGGCTCGGCGAGGGCGTCACGCTCGGCGATGTTTTCTGTGCCGGTCGCGATTCTCGTGGATATGAATTTCTCGCAGGCCACGACCAAAATCGCGACGAGTTTCGCATTTTCGCCGGGTGTCACGATTTCAGCGTTGACGAGGCGCGCGCTCATTGGCGCGATAACCCCGAAGCGCTCCGCAAGGTTGAATATCTCGTCGTGGAACGCGAGGCCGTGACGCAGTGACCGCCTATTACAATGAAATCGACCCTTTCGCGGCGGAGTGGCTCCGCAACCTGATATGGGCCGGGCTCATCGCGCCCGGCGATGTCGACACTCGTTCGATCGAGGATGTAAAACCCGATGATCTCCGAGGATATACCCAATGCCACTTCTTCGCCGGGATCGGCGTCTGGAGCCATGCTCTCCGTCGCGCGGGATGGCCCGACGACCGCCCCGTCTGGACCGGAAGTTGTCCGTGTCAACCTTTCAGCGCGGCAGGCAAACGAGGCGGGTTTACTGACGAGCGGCACCTTTGGCCCGCATGGCACTGGCTCATTGCAGAGTGTTGTCCTGACGTCGTTTTTGGCGAGCAGGTTGCGAGCGCGCTTGACTGGTTCGACCTTGTATCGTCTGACCTGGAAGCAACGGGTTACGCCGTCGGGGCGAGTGATACCTGCGCTGCGGGCGTCGGCGCCCCGCACATCCGGCAACGACTCTATTATGTCGCGGAGCGGCTGGCCGACGGCGACGACACGCGACTGGAAGGACGGCTCGGCACTGAGTTGCGCGAACGTCCCGATCAATGCGCTCCTGGGTCGGGCGGTTCATCTCGCGGGTTGGCCGACACCGAACGCGACGGACGGCACGGGGGCAGGTCGCTCGGGGCGTCAGGGGGGTGCAAATCTACAGACGGCAACGAGCGAGATCAATCTCACGGGCCCCTCCCGACTGACGGCTTCTGGCAAAATGCTGACTGGCTCTTCTGCCGGGATGGAAAGTGGCGGCCAGTTGAATCCGGCACATTCCCGCTGGTTGATGGGGCTGCCTCCCGAGTGGGACGCCTTCGCGCCTTCGGGAACTGCATCGTTGCGCCGCAAGCCGAAGCGTTCATCCGCGCCGCACGGGACGTGATAGAGTGACCAGCCTTATATTCACCGCCGACTGTCTCGAATTTCTCAAAACGATTCGCGACGGATCAATCCACACATGCGTCACGTCGCCGCCGTATTTTGGCCTGCGCGATTACGGCGTAGACGGACAAATCGGACTTGAGCAAACACCCGATGAATACGTCTCGCGACTTGTAGACGTATTCCGCGAGGTCCGCCGCGTGTTGCGCGATGACGGAACGCTGTGGCTGAATTTAGGAGACAGTTATGCGAGTCGGCCGTCATGGGGAAGGGGTGGGGTATCAACATTAGACGGGCGAAAACAGGGCGGCGAAAACGGTAAATCTGCGGATCGTACAAATCTTCCGGGCCTCAAACCCAAAGACCTCATAGGCATTCCGTGGCGCGTCGCTTTTGCGCTGCAAGCCGACGGTTGGTATTTGAGGCAAGACATTATCTGGCACAAGCCGAATCCCATGCCGGAAAGCGTGAGAGATAGATGCACGAAAGCGCATGAATATATTTTTCTCATGAGCAAATCGCCGCGCTATTATTTTGACGCTGATGCGATTGTGGAGAAAGCAAAACAGTGGCCCGGGCATACGTCAAAAAAACAGGGTGAATTTGCAGGAAAAGGGGTGACACCCGGGACAGGACAGTCTGCATTTCGCGCAATTCGTGACACCCGCAACCGCCGCTCCGTCTGGACCGTCACGACGAAACCCTTTAAGGGTGCGCATTTCTCCACGTTCCCGCCTGACCTGATCGAGCCGTGCATTCTCGCCGGTTGTCCCGAAGGTGGAACGGTTCTCGATCCTTTCGGCGGCGCAGGCACGACGGCCCTTGTGGCCGCACGGAACAACCGCCACGCTATTCTGATCGAACTTAATCCAGAATACGCCGCAATGGCGCGAGCGAGGATAGCCAAGGGATGATCCTCCGCCCCTATCAGCGCCATCTCGACGATTCTATCCACGAAGCGTGGGCGGCAGGCGCTCGGAACGTGCTCGCCGTCTCGCCAACAGGAGGCGGAAAAACCGTCAACATGGCTGCGGTCATCCGCCGTCACACCGGCGCGTCCATCGTCATAGCCCATCGTCCGGAACTGGTGAGCCAGGCGAGCTTGACGCTCGCGCGCAATGGTATCAGGCATCGCGTCATCGGTCCGTCGACGCTCATCCGGAACGTCGTCGCGATCCACATGAAACGCCTCGGCCGCTCGTGGTACGATCCGGGCGCGGCGACGGGCGTCGCGGGCGTCGATATGCTGATCCGCCGCCCGCCCGACGATCCATGGTTCCGGCAGATAACCTTGTGGCAGCAAGACGAGGCCCACCACGTTCTAGCTGAAAACAAATGGGGCAAGGCCGCGACGCTTTTCCCGAACGCTCGCGGGCTCGGCTGGACGGCCACACCCTGCCGGGCGGACGGCAAGGGGCTCGGGGTGCATGCTGACGGTATCATGGATGTGATGGTCGTCGGCCCGTCGATGCGCGAACTCATCGCCGCCGGGTATCTGACGGATTATCGGATATGGGCGCCGCCGTCCGATGTCGATATTTCCGCCGTACCTATAACCGATAGTGGCGATTTCAGCCCGCCGAAGCTGCGCACCGCGCTCCATAAATCCCACATCGTCGGCGACGTCGTAGCCCATTATCTGCGTCACGCGCGCGGAAAATTGGGCGTGACGTTTGCCGTTGGCGTCGAGCACGCAACGGAAATGGCGGCGGCGTACCGCGCGGTAGGCGTGCCCGCAGAGGTCGTGACGTCCAAGACGCCGGACCTGTTGCGCATTTCGATCCTGGCGCGTTTCGAGCGCCGGGAGATTTTGCAGCTCGTCAACGTCGACCTGTTCGGCGAAGGCTTCGACCTGCCTGCGATCGAGGTCGTGAGCATGGCGCGACCAACAGCCTCGTATAGTCTATACGCCCAGCAGTTTGGCCGTGCGCTCCGCCTGCTCCCACCCGAGGCGCTCGCCGCGAGGTGGGACGAATTTACCGATGACGAGCGCCGCGCGCATATCGCCGCGAGCGCGAAGCCCGTCGGTATCATCATCGATCACGTAGGCAACGTCGTGCGCCACGGCGGCCCGCCCGACCGGCCGCGCAAATGGACGCTGGACCGCCGCGAGCGCCGCGCCCGGCAGGCTCCCGCAGATGACGTTATCCCATATCGGACCTGTCCGATGTGTACGACACCCTACGAGCGCATCTATCGCGCGTGCCCTTATTGCGAGCATGTGCCAGAACCGGCATCGCGCGGTGCGCCGGATCAGGTCGACGGGGATTTGATCGAGCTGGACGGCGCGACGCTCGCCGCGCTCCGGGGGGAGATCGCCCGTGTGGACGGCCCGGCGCGTATCCCCATGGGCGTCACGGGCCCGGCGGGTGTCGCCATTGCCCGGCGTCACGGCGAGCGCCAGGAAGCCCAGCGGGAACTGCGGGAAAATATCGCGCTCTGGGCCGGGTATTGGCGGGATCGCGGCGCGCCGGACAGTGAGATTTACCGGCGATTTTTCCACGGCTTCGGCGTCGATATCGCCACGGCCCAGACTCTCGGGGCGCGGGAGGCGGGCGAGTTGAGCGGGACGGTGCAAGCCGGACTGTTGAGGGCGCTTGACGGGGCCGTCAAAGTGTGAGACATTGAGGGGGTCAACAAGGAGGGTGAACCGATGAACGAGAAATCAAAGCGTCTTGCGGACAGTCTCGAAAAGGCCGAGGTCAACGTCCGCAAGGTCACTGTTCTTGGGGCCTTCGCTCATATCGACACCTACGAAAAGTATGGTGACAAAGTAAAAGACCTCATGTCGTCTGCCGGAGCCAAACTGTTGATGGAAAAGAACGGCGCGCACATGGACGGCCTCGACGGATACCGGCTTGTTTTCAAATTTTGATTATGGGGAGACTCTCACCATGCGAGGCACACCTGCAATCGTGAGCGGTCAGCGCCGCGACGCAAATCGTACCGAAAAGGAATTCCGCGACGGATGGACCACCACTAACGGCTTGCGTCCCGTTCCTGCCGGCACGCTCGTCGAGGTCAAATTCTGGAAGGGCGGTGCGAAGATGATATGCAAAGCGGGAAACCCCGCGCTCGCATGGGGGCGCGACAACGACGACCCGTCGCGTGAGGTGCGGGTGTGGCGACCTATCGGCCATACTCTCGACGCCAATGAGCGCGTGACCGATCTCGCCCATCGCTGCGACCTGTTGCGCAATGAGAGCCGCCGGTGGAAACGTCTCGCCGCCTCGGGATGGTTCACGGCGGTTGCGCTGATCTTCGCCGCCGTGACGCTGCTCTCCGGCTGCGCTCAATATGATCCGGGCGGTTCGGTTGCAGAATACACTGCACGCGCCCGCAGCGGCGTCGTGCCTGCGCTGATCGACTATCCGTGCTATTCGTCCTGCACGATCTATCTGATCTCGCCGCGCACCTGCTACACACCCGACGCGACGTTCCATTTTCACGGCGTCCGCAACGCCTCGACGAACCAATACGATCCTCGCGGTAGCCGGGTTTTCGCCGCGCGGTTCTGGCCGGAAATGCGCGCGCATTTATTGGCGCACGATGCGTTGCGCTCGCCGGACGAATGGTATGTCATGACCGGCGCGGAGGTCGCGGCGCTCGATACAGTGGAGAGGGAGTGTCAGATATGAGCGGGTCATTTCAAGATCGCGTAAACGAAAAGCGCGATTCGGGCATGGGGGTTCTTGAGGCGGTAGCCGAAGTGAAAAAGGAAGATTATCTACAAATGCTCACTGATCTTGAAACTGTGATGAGCGCGGACGAAACAACTATCGAAGATGTCAAGCGCGAGTTGTTCGCGTTTTTCCATCATCTGAAAGAATGCGAGGAACGTCGCACATGACAAGCGCCCGTGACGTCGCCGAAGCGATCATGCTCGACCTGCGCAATCGCGGCGAACTCTGCTTTATCCTGGCCGACCGCAAACCGGAGAACGGCCCGTGGATTCCGCCGGAAGTGCGCGAGGCGATGATCGAGCGGTGGGAGTTGATCGTGAGTGACCACCACTACAAAGGAATAGAGACGGCGTTGCGGGCAGCGAAACTCCTCTGCGAGAATATAAATGAGTTTGGATATGTTACAGACGACGGGTTTTACACTTTCGCTGAATCCAAAATCAACGCCGCGCTTGGTCTCAATGATGGGAATCTAGAAATCGTGGAAACGTTGGGCGAGCGACCAAGATTTAGTGATGACAAAGTCGATTCTGAGGTGATTTGGGGGAGGGCACTAGAGGAAGCAGCGAAGGTGCTTGATCGCCGCGTCGAGAACTATATCAAAGATCACGGTATCTTTGATACCGAAACGGGCGCAACAGAATTCCTGGGAAACGGAGAAGACTTCGTAAGCGATTGGGAAGAGATCGCAGAGGAAATACGCTCGCTCATAGGTGCCCCATGACCCTCGGGCTCACCGCATGGGCCGTGCGTCACGGCGTGTCGGCCGCCGCGCTCGCTGAACTCCGCGCGCTTTGGGGTGTGGCCGACACGCCTCCGCCGCCGTCCGGAGCGCCGCAAAGCGAAGCAGGCGTTATGTCAGCGGTACGTCTCGAAGCGGCGCGCAAGGGCGTGAAGCTCTGGCGCAACAATGTCGGCGCGACATATGATGCGTCCGGACGATTTATCCGCTTCGGCCTGGCGAACGATTCGCCGCAAATGAACCGCATGGTCAAGAGCGCGGATTTGATTGGCGTGCGGCCCGTGTTGATCGGCCCGGAACATGTCGGCCACACCATCGGCCAGTTTGTTTCGCGCGAGGTCAAGGACGCGGCGTGGCGATATACCGGGACGGATCGCGAGGTCGCGCAAGAGCGGTGGGCGGCAATCGTGACGGGCGCCGGCGGCGACGCCAAATTCTGCACGGGCGAGGGGACGCTGTGACGCACCGCCGAAGATTTCCGCGCGAGCTGGTCGAACAATGTTTCGCTGTCGGACACGGCTATCGGGAAATCGCGAGACGTTTCGGCGTCACGCCCGCAGCGATCTATTTTTATTTCAATCCTGAAAAGAGGCCGCTGTGAGCATTCTAAACATGGATTGCCGGGAAGCTCTCGCACTGTTTCCCGACGCGACGTTCGACTCCATCGTGACCGATCCTCCATATGCGTTGGATTCTATCAGTAAGCGGTTTGGGAATTCGCCGCGTACACCAGCCACAATGTCAAACGCTGGACCCTATGCCCGAGCCTCGCGCGGCTTCATGGGGATGAAGTGGGACACGGGCGATGTCGCTTTCGATCCGGCGTTTTGGGCGGAGTGTCTGCGCGTGTTGAAACCCGGCGCGCATTTGATGGCGTTCGGCGGAACGCGAACCTATCATCGTCTCGCCTGCGCGATTGAAGACGCGGGGTTTGAAATTCGCGATCAATTCGCGTGGGTTTACGGGTCGGGATTCCCCAAGTCGCACGCTGTCGGAGACGGATGGGGCACTGCCGTCAAGCCCGCATGGGAGCCAATATGCTTCGCGCGCAAGCCGCTGATCGGCACGGTCGCGGCGAACGTCATGGCGCACGGGACCGGCGCGATCAATATCGACGGGTGTAGGGTGCCGGGCGCGGGAGGCGGGACGCAGTGTAACAACCGAGACGAAAACGGCAAATGCCTCGGTCATAAAAATGCCGGGCGTAGCACGAGCGGGGAAACTTTTCATGGTAGGGAGACTGACGGTGGGCGTGGCCGATTCCCCGCAAACATCCAACATGATGGCGACGTTTTCCCGCCCGAAGTGTCGCGCTTTTTCTACTGCGCCAAAGCGTCGAAGCGCGACAGGGAAGAGGGGCTTGATGCGTTTGAGACGAAAAGCGGAAATACATGGGGCGACGGGATAGGACACGCTAGCGGGTCGGACGGACGCGCCAATCATCACCCGACCGTCAAGCCGACGGACCTGATGCGCTATTACTGCCGGTTGATAACCCCGCCGGGCGGCATCGTTCTTGATCCTTTCGCGGGCTCGGGTTCGACAGGTAAAGCGGCAATCCTTGAGGGGTTCGGATTTATCGGCTTTGAACTCGACGCCGACTATGCAAAGATCGCGCAGGCGCGCATTGACTATGCTGTCAAGAGCAAGGTAACGAAATGACACAATCCACGAAACCGATCCGCATCGCGGAAATTCTCGAAGCGGGAATCGCGCTCGCAAAGCGCGACAACTACAATCGTATCACGCGCGACGCGCTCGCAAAGCGTGCCGGGTGTTCACCGGCGCTCGTGTCCGCCTATTTCGGAACGATGGTGCAGTTCCGGCGCTCGCTCATGCGGCACGCGGTCGACCGAGAAATCGTCGAGGTCGTCGCGCAAGGGCTTGTCGACCGGAACCCCTATGCGCGAAAAGCCCCGGATGAGCTGCGTCAGAAAGCGATGGCGAGCGTCACGATTTAACCGTCGGCAGGGGTGGAGAAATGGAGAGCCTGCCAGCGGCCTTGTCCGCGCTTGCCGATTATCGGCAGTTCATCGTGTGTCGCCATGTGCCACATCCTACGCGGCCGGGGCGCATGGAAAAAATCCCGGTCGATTGGCGCTCGGGACAAACGGCAGATGCGCATGATCCGTCGATTTGGCTCGACGCCGCGACAGCTATCGAGACGGCGCGGGCGTGGGGGCCGTCATACGCTGTAGGCTTCGCCTTCACTGCGGCGGACCCTTTCTTTTTCATCGATATTGACGATTGCGCCGCGCCCGGCGGATGGTCTCCCGTGGCGCTCGATCTGTGCCTGCGCTTCGCCGGGGCGGCGGTCGAGATTAGCCAAAGTGGAACGGGCCTCCATATCATCGGCACGGGCGATGCCGGGCCGACCGAAGCGCGGCGGAAGAAAGCCTCCGGGTGGGACCTCTACACCGAAGCACGCTTCGTCTCGCTGACCGGAGCGGGTATCATTGGCGATGCCGCGACACGTCACGATGCCGCGCTCGCCGCGCTTGTGAGCGCGTACCTACAGCGTGACGCCAGCGATGCGAGCGGCTGGACCGATGGACCTTGTGAGGGATGGAACGGCCCTGCCGACGATGACAGGTTGATCGAGCGTGCTATGCGCTCGGGGTCCGCTGCCAGCGCCTTCGGCAACAAGGCGCCCTTCGCCGCGCTCTGGACGGGCGATACTGCCACACTTGCGCGGTGCTATCCGGACGATCATGGCGACCGGCCCTATGACGCCAGCGCCGCCGACGCCGCGCTCGCTCAACACCTGGCATTCTGGACCGGCAAGGACTGCGTGCGGATAGAGCGGCTCATGCGGCGCTCGGCGCTGGCGCGGGCCAAATGGGACGAGCGCGACGACTATTTGCGCGATCGGACGATCATGGGCGCGGTGCGGCGCCAGCGCGACATACTGACCGACAAGCCCGTCGAGCCGCCGCGCACGGCACCCGCAGCGACCGGAGGCTCCCCGCGCGGTGTGGCCGTGACGGGCGAGACGTTCCTTTCGGCCGATGAACAGGTCAACCTTTTCGAGGGCTGCGTCTATGTCTTGAGCGAGCACAAGGCGCTCGTGCCGGGCGGATATTTGCTGAAACCTGATCAGTTCAAGGTGATGTTCGGCGGATACTCGTTTCCGATGGACGCGCAAAACGAGCGTGTCGTGCGCAACGCATGGGAATGTTTTACCGAGTCGCAAATGCTGCGCTTCCCGCGTGCCGACCGTCTGGCGTTCCGCCCGGAACATGAGCCCGGCGCGATCATCGTCGAAGGAAATATGACGTATGCAAATCTTTGGTGGCCTATCGACACCATTGCCGTTGAGGGTGACGTGTCGCCGTTTCTAAATCACGTCGCGAAACTTCTCCCCGATGAAGGGGACCGGATGAAGCTGCTCGCCTATATGGCGGCGTGTCGTCAATATCCGGGCCGCAAATTCCATTGGGCGCCGGTGATCCAGGGTGTGGAAGGCAACGGTAAAAGCTTTCTGATAAAGGCGATGACGCGATCAATCGGCGAGCGATATTCTCACATCCCCAACGCTCACGATTTGTCAGGGAACGGACTAAAATTTAACGGATGGATGATTGGTAAATTATTCATCGGGATTGAAGAGATATACACGGCGGATCGCCGCGAAATTCTTGAAGCGTTGAAAAACCCTTTGACTGCGGACAGGCTAGATGTCCAGAAAAAGGGTGAAGATCAATCGATGATCGATAATTTCGCTAATTTCATGGCGACTACGAACCATCGCGACGGTGTTCCTATCAGCGATACGTCCCGCCGATGGGGCATCTTTTTCACAGCCCAACAGAATTTTGAAGACCTCTCCCGCGACGGAATGGACGGCGAGTACATGCCTGACTTGTGGGACTGGTTCGAAGGGCGTCGCGGCCACACGCCGGGATGGCAGATTATCAATCATTTTCTTTCGACCTGGGCGATACCCGACGAACTCAATCCGGCGACAAAAATGCACCGCGCGCCGGAAACGACGAGCACGGCGGAAGCATTGCGCATGTCGCTTGGCGCCGTGGAACAGGAAATCGTCGAGTCCATCGAACAGGGCGTTCAGGGTTTCGCGGGCGGATGGGTATCGTCGATGGCGCTCGACAAGCTACTCGTTCGGCTGCGCGCCGAGCGGCGAATCCCGCCGTCGAAACGGCGCGATATGATGCAATCGCTAGGGTATGACTGGCACCCGCATTTGATAAAAGGCCGCACGAATAACGTCGTTTCGCCGGATGGTGGCCGCCCGAAGCTCTTCATAAAATCGGGACACCTCGCCGCGAATATCACGGACCCGGCGGCCGTCGCGGCGGCCTACACCAAGGCTCAAATGGAATGCATTTTTCCGCTTGACGCTGCCGTCAACGGGCGATAGGGTTACGCCAGATACTCAATCGGAGGAAATGAAGTGATCGTTCTGCCCGCCAAAGCCTGCGCCGAAATTTCCCGGTTTATCAGCACCGAGGAAACCCGCTATTATCTGAACGGGTTTTTAGTGACGAGAAACAAGGGCGGTGACGTTCTTCTCGTGGCGACCGATTCGCATCGCATGGGCGTCTTGAAGTGCGATACCGCGCTTGTGTCGCACGAAATGTGCGACCGCATCATTCGCTTGTCGCCTGCGATGTTGAAGGCGTGCAAGGGGCGCGGAACAAATTGGCTGACGATCAGCGAGGCGGGTCAGGCGCGCGTCGTGTCGATGGGAACGATTGACGATGCGCTGACTCGACAGGACTTTGAAGCTGCGCAATCGGACGTGTTTATCGACGGGACGTTTCCCGTTTGGCAGCGAGTGCTGCCCGATCTGCCGATGGCGGAGACCGTCGGAGGGGGCGGCTTCAACGCCAAATACATCGAATCGTTCGGGAAACTCGGATCGAATGTTTCGATCTTTCAAAGCGCTCTCGGGAACCCCGCGCTGGTGCGAGTCGGAGGGCGTTCAGATTTTTTCGGCGTGTTGATGCCGATGAGAACTACCGTCACCGCAGAGTTACCGTTCGATGTCAGCCACCCGTGACAAGATCGCCGCAGCTCGCACGCCGGAAGCGTTGCGCGCATTGGCGCACAAACATGGATATTCCGAAGGATGGGTTTTGTGCATCCTTCAAGCCCGCAAACGGAGGAAGAAATGATCGACATTCCCGAATCCCTCGTCTCCCGCATTCGCAATGAATGGGCGAAGCGTCGCAACGCGCGATACCAGGCGCACCGAGCGGAACAGGCGGCGAAGATGCGCAACCTGTATCTCGGCAACGCTTTCCATCGGGTGGCGTGATGCGAGCGCCAGATTTCATCATCGGGCCTCCAGGCAAGCCGTATCTGCGGCGCTGGTGGGTCATTCCGCGCAATCGCTTTTTCAACATCTATCTGCACCAGATACTTGCGGACGACGATGCTAGGGCGCGGCATGATCATCCGTGGTGGAACATATCTATTATTTTTTCAGGCGCGTATTGGGAAGACACCCCTTTCGGGGTTTTCCTGCGACGCGCAGGTAGTGTCGTATTCCGTCGCCCGAGTGCGGCACATCGTCTCGTGTTACGGAAAGATGGAGACGGAAAACCCCAACCGTGTTGGTCGCTGTTCATTACTGGCCCGGTCGTGCGGGAATGGGGTTTTCATACAGCGTGCGGATGGAAGCATTGGAAAGAATGCACTGTACCCGGACAACCTGGCGTTGCTTCAAAAATCCCGACGACTTTGGAAGAGTGCTGATGCCCGAACTATCAACCCAATGGAGAATGACACGATGATTACTTTTCTGCTCGGAATGCCTGTCGGCGCTGCGCTCTTATGGGCCGGCGCATATGCTTGGGAAAGCTGGCAACGGCATCGCGACGACCGCGACTGATTTCCACACTGACACAAACCCAACGGAGAATGAGACGATGATTACTCTGAGCTTGCATCCCAACATGAGCGCCCGCGAGCTGGACCTCGCGCGTCGCTTGATCGATATGATCGACCCTGAATATGCCGATGGTGTCCGCGAGGTTGATCCGGAGTGTGGCGACCCTGCCGTATACCCACTCGTGACGCTCCCCGACGCCGCGCCCACATCGCCCGACGGCGTCGAACTCGATTCGAGTGGCCTGCCTTGGGATGAGCGCATTCATGCCGGGACGCGCGGGAAAAATCAGGATGGCACGTGGAAGCGCCGCCGCAATATCGACGACACGACCTTCAACATGGTCGAGCGTGAACTGAAGCGCCTCATGGCCGTGCCGTCTCCGGCGCCTGCCCCCGAACCCGTCGCAACCGACGATGGCTCGCAGCCCTCCCCGTCCGCCGCGTTTGCTCCACCTCCCCCGGCGTCGGCACCTGTGGC